TCATTATTAATCTTCTTGTAACCCTTTACTTTAGGTTGAAATTTCTTTTTAGGTTCTGGTATAAAAAAGCTACTCTTAACTTCACCTAATGTAGATTTGGTAAATGTAGAAAATAATCTAAGCTTTCTTTTACTATTTTCTGAATCCTTATAAAAGTCATCTATTTCTTCACTCACGAAATTATTATAATTTTTAATATTCATTATATAAAAATAATATCTAATGAATTGTTTGTAAAATATTTATCTAGGTTGCTTAAGCAGCCTGTTCGATTTGTAAATTCATATTTTACTAAATCGTTTAAATCTTTTACTTTTCTTGCAGGAATATCAAAGTCTTTTAAAAACTTAGTCCACATAAATACAGTTTGACCACCTTTTAATTTTTCAATCATTCTAGTTTTACCTTCCATATCATTATCAAAGAAATATCTTGCTGTAGGTATTTCATTAAATTCAATTATTTGTTTCTTAACACCAGTTAAGCCAATTGAATTATTCATAAACATTGCATCTATAGGACCTTCAAATATAGAAAAATCTCTAGACATATCAACAGTTAATATACCGAACAACATTGATATTTTATTTAAATTATCTAATTCCTCTTCATTTACTTTTAATGGTTTTTTTAATCTATCATATATTCTTTCAATATTCCAAGTTTTATATTTAGGACCAGTATTATCACTACCTAATGCTCTAGTCTGAAAACCTAATACCTTACCATCAGGTGTTAAATTAAAAACATATAATTCTCTACGACGAGGATCAAATGCAAATCTATCAGTTTTGTGATGGAGCAATCTACTTTTTAAATAAGGATAAGCTTGGTATGTTAATGTGTTTATTGGATATACATTAAACCCTATTTCTATTTCATTAAAAGTTAATGCTAATTCTTTAGCTTTATCAAAAAGATAAAAGTCTAAACTTTCACCTAATGAAAAATGTTTACGGTTTTCTTTTATGTAATTTATTACATCTATCCTATCATCACCTTCAAAGTTTTGATTATGATCAGCTAAGAAAACATCTAACGAAGAATGAGCAGAGCAGTTATAACAATGAAAGTATAAATCATTCCAATATAAGTTGCCTCTTTTTTTCCTAGGAGTAGTTGTTGAATCACCACAATATGGACATGCCATATTTAACCTTCCTTTACTTTCTAAAATTCTTCTTTTCTCCGGATGGGAGTGATTAGTATGAAGAACTCGGACCACTTTATCAATGATCCGAGCTTTCATTTCAGAAGATATTATTACTTCTTCTGCCATAATTATTAAAGATCTAAACCATTAATGAAATCATCAAAATCTTCTTTTTTCTCAGTTCCTGCTGCAGGTTGAGTTTCAGATTTTGTTTCAGTCGTTGCTTGTACAGCAGCAGCTTCAGTTACTTTTGTATTAACTGGTGCCGGTTTTGATCTTGTGATATTTTGAATTGAATCGCCTGGTGATGTGAATTGAGATAATACATTCATTACCTTTCCTCTTATAATATCATCCCATGCTTTATAACCCCAGCTTCCTAATTCAGGAGCTCCTTTTAATAAATCTAAAATTGATTTACGGCTTGCATCATCGTCAGATACAGGTTCTCCGCCAATTGTCATTGGAGATTTATTTCCATGAAATTTACATGAGTCATAATTTGGAAAACCACCTTTCTTAGAAATTACTAATTCAAAGTTCTTTCCTTCAAACGGATCGAATACTTGAGTTGGTTCATCAAATTGTGGATTCAGTTCTTCATCAATTTTAGTTTTGATTTTATAACCGAATTTCATAATTTTAACTTGCCCTTCTAAATCTCTGTTTTGTGGGTCCTTTACTATTTGTACCAATGCATAAAATACTTCTCTACGCTTTAAACCTTCTGACATCTTTTTATCTACTGCAGATTCAGAGTTTCTTAGTTTAAAGAACATATCCTGTACTGGACATTTTTCTCCAACTGTTGAAGGGGAATCAGCGAAAAAGCCGTTTCCTTCTCTGTCTTCTAGCCAGTAGACATACTTACGTTCGAATGGTTTTCTTGGGTTTTTAGCATTAGGTAGAAACCTAATTAAAGATCGGTATATACCGTCTTGTCCTTGATCTGGTTTAGGTGTGTATAAATCACTTCCTCCTGTGGAAGGTCTTTCACCAGTGTCTAAATCTTTTACACTTACATTAAAAATGTCGAATTCATTTGCCATGTTAATTGCCTTTTTTTGTTATTATTAATTTATTGATAACAAAGCTCTATGCCTAAACTAGTTTTATTTAATTGCCTATTTATGTTGCCTTGTTATCGCCTTTTAAAAAGTAACCAATATTATTGATTCCTTTGTTTATTATATATTCACTAAGTCAGTTTGTTTCAGACTACGTGAATATTTTTATCTATAATTGCAGTTATATCTTTTTCTCTAAGACTAAATACAGTTTTACCATTATATTTAAATTCAGTTCCTGCTAAATCATGAAAAAGAACCTTCATTCCAATTTTATATTCATTATCCTTAACTCCTGATCCTACACCGATGATCATTCCTGAATAAGGCGGCGCATACATGCCATCTTGTTTTAATAAAATTATACTACCTTTTTTTTCTGGCTGTACATCTTTTTTTAAAAAAATTCTACTTCCTAATGGTTTTAACATAATATTTTAAATTTAATTTGTGTAAAGCTGAAACAAACTCCACATGTTGCAATATAATTTTTAACTATTGAATTGGAGAAATAGTATCTAGTTGTTTGCCTTTAATGCTTTAAGTATAAAGTAAGCGTCAATAATGTCATCGATAGGTTTAGGTATTTTAATGCTGAAGTCTTTACCTTGTGTCCATTTCCATAGTTTAGTTGATCTTAGGTTCTTATCATTAAGGACATCATCTTGGAATGCTTTAGCCATATAATGTTTGTTTGCATTGCCTTTCCCAGCTAACTTCTTTACATGAGATGGTTGAAATACAGATAAATTTTCTATTGAGTACTTATCTATTAGTTCCTTTCTTAAAAAAGTATTATATTGAATAATGTCTATAAATGAATTCCCTTTGGATCCATATGAGAATCCCTCTAAGGCAACTGATACTTTATCACCTTCAAATAATGTAGAAAATATATTAACCATTAAAGAACTAATATTTCCAGCGTCTTCTAATTTTTGTCGCTCTCTTGGTAAAAATTCTTTACTTGTTACATCTCTATGATAAGGAAATCCTAACATAGCATTGTCATCCATTAATTCTTTGTGTACACTAAAGGATTTTGGTATCTTTCTACCTTCTTCATCCCATATACGATTACCGTAATTAAAAAAAGTTATAAAGTGATACTTCCCATCAGTAGTTTCAATACATACTCCTGGGCTATTAAGTGAAAAGTCAATTCCTATATTAATCATTCTATTTATATTCTCTTACCAAGAACTGCACCTAACGCAGCTCCGACAAGACGTGAAGTCATTAAATCATATAAAGCACCTTTTTGAATACCTAGTACTTTGGCAATTGCCTTACCTACAGTTTTACCTAAAGCAAAACCACCAAGACCACCAAATATACTTCCTAAGATACCTTCATTTACAATCTCCTCAACAATGATATCTAAATCTTTACCATTTTTATGTTCTTCCATAATTCTTTCAACCGCCATATCAATAGCAGCATCCTGTTCTTCGGTTAAATCATGAGATTCGTTTAACAAGCTTTGAATATCCAAAGTTTCATTAATCTCTTCTGTTAAATAGTCTTTAAAGGTTTTCATTGTAAGTTCTTTATTTGTTTATATATTAGGTTATGTTAACTACAACATCTAAGACGTTATAACTAAATTCCATATCAAAAGTTTGAAATTCTACTGTATTACTAGAGAAGTTTAAATCTAATGCACCTATGTTTGATATAAACATATCTTTTAATTGAATAGTTACAAAAGTAGTACCATCTGCATCTAACATCTGTACACCTACGCCTTCTGGTAAATATGGATGCTTTCCACTTAATTTGTAATAATAATCAAACATTTCTATAGCCATCCAATAATTAACATAACCATCAAATGCTTGCATAGTAACAGTTAATGATTTATCAAATAATTGTTGTATAGGTATACTTGATCTGAATGCTCGTGTATTACCTGGATAATCTGTTTGCGTTACAGGATCAAATGAAGGGCCTGGTAAATTAAGAGATTGTATTCCATAATTCCAATAATCAATAGGTTCTTTTATTAACCCACCAGGTATTCTAGTAAGAAATGGTTTATACTTCTTAGCAATAGGCTCAGGTATAAAATTCCTTGGAAAGTCAAACTTGAATTGGTTATTTCTAGCACTTAATATCATATCTTATGAATATCTTTCGTTATTATCAGCTCTAAACCTATCATCAGGTCTAAAGTTTCTAGGTTGTCCTACTAAATTTCTTCCAGTAATATACTGTTGTAAATTTCTTGATGCTTGTTGGAAGAATGCCGTCTGTTGATTAGCAGCTGGTATAGTTCTTCTTCTTATAGCATCAATTTGTTGTTTAGAATTTAATTGTTTATCGGCTGATGCTTGCGCCAATGTAGCATTCCTATTAATTAATTCAATATCAGCTGATGCTAAATCCTTAGTTAATTCTGCAATTTCATTTACTAATTCATTATTACTAGCTTGTAATGTTTGTATAGTTAAAGTATCTTCTTCAGCCGATGAAACTAATGCAGCATTTTCATTAAGTAGCCTAGTGTTGTCTTCTTGTAATTTTGCAAGTAAAATACTATACTCTAATCGCTGATCTTCTATTTGAGAAGTTAATGTAAGTCTACTAGCAGCATCAACAGCTAACCAAATACCTTGGTATAAAACAGATTCATCTGATATAGATCCGTCTGTTACATCTATCATCTTAGTAGAAATATAAAAGTTATTATTATCTAATGCTAAAATCTTTTTACTATCTGATCTGGTAATTCTAAATAATACCTCACCTCTTGATAAATCTACTTCTTCAACTTGTGTATGGTTTATTATATCAATTTCATCAAATGATCCAATAAAGTTAATATAGATATCTCCAACATTACTTAAGTCTATTGGTGTATCTTCTCCATCTACTTCATCAAACAGAGTAAATAAAAAGTAATCATCAAATGGAGAGATTCTAATCATACCATCTCCTTGCGGTAACGGTGTGTCATTAACTGCTAAATCAACAAATCTTTGAAAGTATTCCTTCTGTGGTGCTGTTAAAGATATATTAGTTTGTATAGAACTCATGAGTTAAGTTGTTTTTGTATCAGGAACCGATCCAACAGATCCAGCATTTGGTTTTGTATTATTAGCAGTACCGAATGTTGGTCTTTGTACAGTCTCATCTGTTAATGTTTGTATTTTAACTGGAGATATAGAAGCTTTAACATTTAACTTATCTCTAAACGTAGTTACATACTTTGTTTTTACCACTAGCTTTTCTACAATTTGTTCGGATGTATTTGCTGAATTATTTACAGATGAACCTGTTCCTACTACTATTTGTTTACCAGTATCATTATTAATTTGATTGTAAACATTAGCCACGGTAGGAACCACTCCTAAATTTATAGTAAGCATTTGTGCTCCATACATCTGAGGATTAAATGAGGTTAAGTTAGCATTTTTAATTATTTGTGTAGCATCACCTTTATTATACAATCTTAATACAAAGTTTATAGAAAATGACACTGCAGTGTTTGCATTTTTAATAATAGGCCTAAATAAAATAGGATCATCAAACAAACTAGTTTGCGCAAATGTTTGGAAGCTTGATTGTGCAAATACCTGACCTACTTGTTCAGTAACACTTATTTCATAAAATACTATCCAATCTCCATTCCCTTGCGCATTTAACTGAGCAATGAATTGGCTAAGCGAAGAACCTGTAACTTGTCCTGATAATTCAAAATAATCACCATTAGTTGATGGAATTACTTGTGCATATAAATTATCATAAACATCTCTATTTAATATTGAAACAGAATTAATAGATTGCATTTCATAAAAGCTATATCCATTATCTATAATAGTTTCAAAAATACCAGTAGCTCTAAGTGTTATTGGCGGAGTACCTAAAAATCCTTTCCCTTCAGTTATTCGGTATGCTAAGCCGTTTGGAACAGCTGCATTAAATGCCTCATCCATATAATATAGAGAAGGTGTTTTCCATTCAATAAAGGTAGCATACAATTTATCTGCTATTAATAATGGATCTGGGTTTAATTCTACAGGACCACCTTTTAGATAATTAATAGAATTAAGATTCATCATAACACCGTCTGTTCTTGGTGCTAAGACCTCAAATATAATCCCATCAAAATCGCCAAAGGAAAATCCAGCTACAAAGTGAATTCGTACTGTATCATATTCTATATCAATATTAGGACTAAATACTTGTGGAAGATCAGTATCACTTGTTAATGTTGCAACTGTATTATTATAAGGAACAGCCACACCAGTTGGACCTAAGTTAACAAATTGATTTCGTGATGCATTATTAGAAGCACTAGATTTCCTTACATCATTATTAAAGCTGATTGTATCTGGTGCTACTGGTACTAACCCTTCTGAATTAAAAAAGTAAGTCCCTTTAGTATTAGCATCTCTCATAAGATCAACACCAAAGTTTAATGTATTATACGTTAACGCTTCAGATGGTGCGCTACTAGTATAAACATACTCTATAAGTATTTGATCCGATATTTGTATAAATCTTGATGATTCCATTATATTCTATTTATTTACCATTGTAAAAGCTTTGGATTCCATGAAACACCAAGGCCAATGTATGGACCAAATTGGCCATTTCCATCAATTCCCATCCCCATGTTTAATCCAAAACCAAACGGTTTTCTATTTTGCATCTGTAAGTTTTTAAACTCCGGACTTTTTTTATCAATCATTATTCCTTTAGTACTATTAAATGTAGTACCTGGGTAATCTGACGTTAATTTTATAAATATTTCCTTTGTGCTAACATCCTGTGACAATGTAGCATCTAACCAAATATTTTGTTTAAGACCAACCGTAGCAGAACCAAATGTTAAACTATCCATAAAACTATAAGGTAGATCTACACTTATAGATCTTGAACTTTTAATCCAATTACTATCAGAGTTAAAACTTAAAATAGAATTAAAACTATTATTACCTTGTTTAATTACAGTATCCTTTGTTATAACAGGTACTTCAATAATTCTTTCTTCTATTATAGTTTTATACTTAACAATTGTAATAGGCGGTCTTCCTTGTTCATATTTTAAACTATCTTTAAGTTCTTCTAATGATAAACTTAACCCTTTTATTTCACCAACCGATTCACCTTTTTCATTAACATAATTAAGTATAGTATCATTTGCTGCACTTAAGTTATTTTGAAATCTAGTAACCTCACCCTTTGCTACTTCAGTTTCATTACACTGTTTAAGAAGTAGGAACAGTAAAACACCAATACCTCCTAATAAAAACATCCTAGTGTTTTTTGGGTCTGTTATTATACCAAGAATATTTTTAATAATTAGTATCATTGTATATACTTAAGAAGCTTGTTTGGTGTTACCTCAGCAGCTCCATATTTTTTTGCGATTTTTTCAATAAATTTAGTTTCTTTACCTTTCATAGAATCAACCTCTGTAAAAAGATCGTCTCTTTTCTTTGCTAAACTTACAATACTTTTTTGCATTAGATCTAAAGAAAGTGTTATCTCTCTATATCTACTTAC